TCGGTTGCATAATCCATCTGCGTTTCCACAAAGGTAAAGCCGTTAATACGGGAGATAATCTTCGCCGCATCCTTGCCCAGGCCGTTCAGAATGACGCGCAGCGGCTTGGTACGTACCTTATTGGCCTTGGTTGCGATGCCGATAGCACCCTCTGCAGCCGCAAAGGATTCATGCCCGGCAAGAAAAGCAAAACATTCGGTGTCCTCTTCTAACAGCATTTTCCCGAGGTTCCCGTGTCCCAGACCCACCTTACGCTGGTCGGCAACGGAGCCGGGAATACAGAAGCTTTGCAGTCCTTCGCCGATTGCCGCAGCCGCTTCACTTGCCTTACGACAGTTCTTTTTGATGGCAATGGCAGCTCCGACCGTGTATGCCCAGCAGGCATTTTCAAAACAGATCGGCTGTACGCCCTTTACCAGGTCGTAAACATTCAAACCGGCATCCTCGGTAATCTTCTTCGCCTCTTCGATGGAATCGATTCCGTAGCCCTTCAGTACGCCGTTGATTTTATCAATTCTTCTTTCATATGACTCAAACAAAGCCATGCTCATTTCCTCCTTTATTGTCCGAAATCATTCCTTACGAGGGTCAATGGTTCTTACCGCATCATCCACGCGACCGTACTGTCCCTTCGCCTTCTCGTATGCGGTATTCACATCTTCGCCGGCCTTGATCGCATCTTCCATTTTTCCGAAATTCACGAATTTGTATCCGATGATGTTGTCGTCCTTATCCAGACAGAGGTCGGTGATATATCCGTCCGTCATTTCCAGATAGCGGGGGCCCTTTTCTCTGGTAGAATAAATCGTTCCGACCTGCGAGCGGAAGCCCTTACCCAGATCCTCCAACCCGGCACCGATTGCCAGACCGTCCTCGGAAAAAGCGGACTGAGAGCGTCCGTATACAATCTGCAGAAACAGCTCTCTCATCGCGGTGTTGATGGCATCACAAACCAGATCCGTATTCAAAGCTTCTAAAACCGTAAGGCCCGGAAGAATTTCACCTGCCATGGCGGCCGACTGCGTCATACCGGAACATCCGATGGTTTCCACCAGTGCTTCTTCGATGATACCGTTCTTAATGTTTAAGGACAGCTTGCAACATCCCTGCTGCGGTGCGCACCAGCCCACCCCATGGGTGAACCCGGAAATGTCCTTTACCTCTTTTGCCTGTACCCATTTGGCCTCTTCCGGAATGGGTGCACAGCCATGGTGCACGTCCTGATGGACACTGCACATATCTTCGACCTTCTTTGTGTAGATCATGTGTTAATTCTCCTTTCCTTCAGTTCAAAAGCTTTTATTGCCCAGATATGACAAAACGCCGTTTTTCAACGACGCTTTCATCACGAGTCGGACTGCATGCAGAGATGCAGCCACACAACGATTCCATTAAACCATATTTTGTCCGGAATGAAAAGAAAATCCTTCCGGTGTAACGACTGAAAATGTCAATATTAAGTGCGAAACTTTTTCAAAAAATTTTATCGAACATTCGTTCGGTCAAGGGCGGCGATCTCCTTCTGGAACATTTCATCCGCTGAAGCATACCCAAACAGGCGGCGGGGATATGTGTTGATCCATTCTTTCGTTTCTTTTATTGTTCCCCGGCTGACCTGATCTAAATCTGTTCCTTTTGGAATCTTCCGCCGGATCATGCGGTTCTGATTCTCATTGGATCCCCGTTCACAACTCCGATATGGATGACAGTAATATATCTTTGTCCTGCTGCCCTTCCTGTTCAACGCTTTTTCCAGTCCTTCGCAATCCTGAAATTCTGAACCGTTGTCAACCGTGATCGTTTTGAAAATCTTATAAAACATAGCACCCTGCCGCCTTTCTAATCCATTCAACGCCCGTGCGACATTCTCCGTTGTGTGCCGCCTTAATTCTATGATGATCTCTTTCCGTGTCTTTCTTTCCGTCAGTACCAGAAGCGACTTTTTGGAAGTGCCCTGCTTCCCGACAACTGTGTCCATTTCCCAATGTCCGAATGTTTCCCGGCTCTCCACTTCCTCCGGGCGTTTTTCTATGCTGTCCCCCTTTTGCGCCCGCGCCCGCTGCCGCTGTACTTTCTTATATTGCCGCTTCTGATCGCGTTTGACTGGCAGGGCGTCGTTTGTCAGATTCAGAAAAATTCCCTTTTCTATGTAACTATAAAGCGTTGTTACGCATATTGTAACGCTGAATTTGATTCCCTTGTGTCTTATCTCGCCCAAAACGGCGGCGGGAGAATAGTTGTCATTCAGGATCCGATCCTCTATATAATTCGCCAGTTCAATATCATTCCCTATCTTTAACCCTGCGCCCTTTTCGGCTAAATTATTTCTATACTTTTCTTCGGCTATGTCTGGACTGTATCGTTCTTCCGTTGTTAGGTCAGTCAACGTGTGTTCATACCTTCCGCGTTTTCGCTCTCTATATATAGTTGATACATGAACCCCGATATTGTCCGCGATTTCCTGCGGCGTGTGCTTTGCTTTCAGTAACGCTTCTATTTTCAGTCTATCATCCCGCGTCAAGTGATGAAAATTCTTTCCCATTGTTTCCGGCTCCTTCCCGAATAAAAACAGCGCGGACGTATAGCCCGCGCCTTTCATTCTTCCAGAAGCCAGTCAATCGCTACATTCAGCACCTTCGCGAATACTTTCAGTTCGTAGTCCGCGACGAATCGCGTTCCGATTTCGATCCGGCTTATGCTGTCGCGTTCCATTAGGATGCCCGCGATCTGGATCTTTGCGGCTAAATCCGATTGTGACAATCTCGCCTTCTGTCGCGCTTCCCTTATCCTGTCGCCGCATAGGTTTTTCTTTCCTTTGTAGGAATATATTTTCATTCATTGCGGTCTTTCTTGTGCTAATAATCAGCATTTTTCTTGACTTTAACACGCAAAAAACTTTATATTGTGTTAAAGGTCAGCAATTCGGACCAGAAACACATTCACATATCCCAGAAAGGAGAATCAAACCATGTTTATAAGTATCGGCATTGATGAAAACGGGTGTCCATTCGTGAAAACAGGCGACGAAGGTTCCCGGCGGACAGTCCGCGACGGCAAGGGGAAAAGTCTTGTCGCCTTCCCCTCGGAATATACCGCCGTCGATATCGAAACAACAGGACTTGATCCTGAATATTGCGATATTATCGAAATAGCGGCTGTCAGGTATTCCGGCGGAAAGAAAATTGATGAATTCTCTTCGCTTGTCAAGCCGTCCGATCCCGTCGATGAATATATAACCGAACTGACCGGGATCACGGACGAAATGTTGATCGACGCTCCGGATCCTGCTGCCACGCTCCGCGATTTCTGTTCTTTTGTTGGCTCTGACTTACTCATAGGCTATAACGTCAATTTTGATATAAACTTTCTGTATGACAAAATACAGTTGTTTCTTTCTGATACTTTTTCAAATCCTTTCGTTGATGTAATGCGGATCGCGCGTCGCGCTGTCCCCGGTTTGAAAAACTATAAAATGAAAACCGTTTCCGACGCCCTGCGCGTTCCTGTGACCGGCTCCCACCGGGCGACCGTTGATTGTGAAACTTGCGCCGCCGTCTTTGAATCCTTGAAGGAAAAGATCGTCGCGTCCGGCGAAACCCTCGATGACTTTTCCGCGCATTTCAAAAAGCGTTCATTGAAGGCTTCTGATATTTCAACCGATGGATCCACATTTGACGAATCGCACCCGCTTTTTGGGAAGGTCTGCGTCTTTACCGGCGTTCTGGAAAAAATGCAACGCCGGGACGCAATGCAACTTGTCGCGGATCTCGGCGGGATAAACGCCGATCACGTTACAAAAAAGACGGATTTCCTTATCCTCGGAAACAATGACTTCTGTTCTTCCATAAAGGACGGAAAAAGCACCAAACAGAAACGGGCGGAAGACCTCATTCTGAAGGGCGCAAGCCTTGCAATCCTTTCCGAAAACGTCTTTTATGATCTTGTCCTCGATGAATGACGGATAGACGCTATAAAAGGACTGTCAGGCGGCAGTCCTTTTATTTTGTCATTTCATCATCTTGTCGATCGCCGCGTTTATAAACTCGTTCGTGCTGATCCCCGCTTCCCTCGCCGCCACGATAACCCTTTCTTTTTTCCCTTTTGGCATTGTCAGTGAATAACGATCATAATTGTTTTTTATAAAATCATTCTGCCGTTTGAACTGATCCGCCGCCGTTTTTTTCTTTTCCCTCATTCCGCCGATCTCCGTTTCTTTCCTGATCGCTTTTCTTGCCGATATATGATATTCTTTCTTTTAAGCAGAGGGGACGGCTTCGGCAAGTCCCGCCGTCCCTTTCTGTTTGTCCCTTGCCTTATTTCTGGATTAAGGCTTCCACTTTCTTGATCGCTTCGCTTAAATCTTTGCTTTCCTTCAGTATTTCAAGGATTTTCCGCGTCTGATTTTCTTCGGCGACCTGTTTTAATATCTCGAATCCTGTCATTTCTTCATCCATCGTCCGCTCCTTTCTCCGCTTGCCCCGGCTATTAGTTAAGTTTTCCTTAACTGTCTTTATTATATATCGTATTGCGTAATACGTCAATACCCTTTTTCGATTTTTTTCAAAAAAATAACGGTCATCAGCCTGAATCTTTCAAACCGATGACCGCCTTCCCGTGATATGATTATCCTTTATCTTCGACCAAAAGAAGGTATATTGTCAGTTACCGTCCGCCCTTGCCCGGACTGGATCCCCCTTTCTTTTTATTTCGGCGGCGTCTTATCCTGTAATATTCGTCCGCAATCCAGACGATCCCATATCCTGCGCCGAACGTGATTCCCGCGATCGCCGCCCCTATGATGAACAGTCTTTCCGCATAATAAACGATCAGCTACATTTCCGCCACCTATCCGCGCCGTCTATGCGACGTAACGGTTCCCCTGATAATATGCCGCGATCCACCCGGACGGGATCCTGATCCAGACGTCGGATCCGTCGCGCTTTACTTCCTGACAAGTGACCTTCGTTCCCTTATCGATTGCGCCGTCCTTGTCCTTGTCGTTCAATTTTTCGTTCGCTGTCAGTTCCGCGTGTGTCTTTTTCCGGCTCCACATTCCCGCGTCCGTCCTGACGTTCAGTTCGACGTTTAAGGTGTAGATCTTCCCGGCTGTGAATGATACCGCCGGATCCGCCTGTCCTGCGCCCGCTGCCGCGACTGCTGCCGCCGTGTCGCTTGTTCCGTTCAGAACGGCGTCCCACGCGGTCAGATTGTGCGCCATGACGACGCGCATATTATTATTGACGTATGTTGATGACGTCGCATATCCCGCCGCCTTGATCGCTGTCAGGTATGCTTCCGGCGTCGTCTGATTCTTGACCGCCTTATATCTGGAATATGCGATAAAATCATAATATCCCGCGACGCCCGTTTCCATATCCTTATACGCCCGGAAATTGTCGGAAATCGCCGTCAATGTCCCGACGGTGTATTCTTCCATAGTTCGCATATTTACGGACGCGCCTTTCCACGATCCGCCGCATTTCAAGCCGAAATAATTGTGATATTTCGCCGCAAGGCTTGACAGTCCATAGCCGGATTCAAGGCAAGCCTGCGCGATCGCCCCGGACGCGCATTTGTAGCCGTTCTTCTTTGCATACTTGACGATCAGCGGGGCGATCTGATTGATGAACTCCTTCTGTTGTGCCTGTGTCGCCATATTGTCAACCGTCCTTTCCGCTTTCGCTTGTGATCTCTGTGTTTACTGTTACCGTCCTGGCGGATTCCGCGATCCGCAGTCCCTTGACCGCCGCTTCGATCATGTCGTCAACGAACTGATCCGTCATTTCGATCCCGGAATTCTGCAGGGCGTCCGTCAATGCCTGTTTGACGATCTTTTTCCGCTCCGCGCCGGACTTGTCGCCGAAGATCTGCTGCGCCATATAGACGAACATTTCCGCCAGTTCCTGCGCCGTCCTTAACTGTTCCGCAGTCGCTTTTGACTGGATGAACGGAACCAGATCGCGACGGAATAAAACCACGATCAGCGCGACGCCCGCCATGATGACAAGTTTCAGAATCTCGACCATTGTTTGATCCATAAAATCACATCCTTTCTTTTCCTGTTTGTTTGTGGGTTACTTTATCCAATGGATCCGGCGTCATCCCCGCCGGACATTGTGGTCTTGTCGTCCTGTCCGAATTTGTGCAGATTTTCCGCTTTTGCTTTCCAGAAATAGAAGCCATGTGCGACGCCTGACAGTCCGAACACGCCGGGGATCAGGTACGCAAGCGGGGACAGATCCCGCATTATGAAAACCGCGACGAATGTTCCCGCGACCGTGACGCCCGTTATCACGTCGGAAACAATCAAAAGGATCTTTGACATTTCGATTTTCTTCCGTGTCTTTGTCTTTGTGCGTGTCAATGTACGAATCCCCCTATAATAGCCGCCGCGATTGCCGCCGCAACTGCGCCGATAATTCCGCTGATCAGGGCGTCCCACCTTTTCGCCGGTTTACTTTCGATCGATCCCAGACGCGCCCCCTGTTTTGATATTTCTTCGGTCATCTGTTGGATCGATACGGCGATCCGTTCAATCTGCAACGCTAGCTTGTTGAACTCTTTCACGGATTCCTCGACGATCCCGATCCGCTTGTTCTGACGTTCGTTTTCGTCTTTGATCCTGTGATTTTCCGTGTCCATGCGGCGGGCGAATTCCTCATGTTCGCGGCGTGTCAAATAATCCTGTTCCATTCTTTCAAAATCTCCTTTCATGCGCGGTTTGTAGCCTTATCATGCGCCTATGATACAAAACGAAACCCCGACGAAGTGACGAAATTATCGCCGCCCCGCCGGGGATATTCAGGAAAAGATCCGGAAGCCGGATCTGCTTCCGGCATATTATGCGGCGTCGTCCGCCGCCTGATCCTGTTCGTCTAATATCTCATAGACGACTTCGCGAAGGTTGAAAAGGTTCGGAGCCTGTTCGCGCGTGTATTTCCCCTGCGAAACCAGATTCACCCATGTTTTGACAAGTCCACTGTCTTTTGTGAATTTCATCTTGTGCGCCCCCTTTCTTTATGCGCCCGCCGCCGCTGTCATCAGTTCCGACACGATGATCGTCAGTTCCGCGACGGACTGTTCGGCGGTCTGTAACTGTGACTTCAGGTTCCGGTTCTCGATCTCCTGCTCCGTCATTTCGCAGAACGCGAAGCGCGTCCCCTCATCCCACGGATAGGAACAGATCAACTTCATGTCCTTATATGTCACGCCGTCGACTGTGACCTCGGACAGATTGTCGTCCGTGAACGTCCCGTCAGGAACCGGATCCCCGCTTTCGTAGGTTGTCCCGTTCAGGACGGTGTTCAACTGTGTGCCGTCTTTCAGCCGGATCGATACGTTCGGGGAAATCGTATTGTTTGAACTCTCCCCTGAATTTGATGTGTTTTTCTTTGCCATTGTTCCCGCTCCTTTCTTTTTCGATTTCCGCTTGAAACAGTTCTTTGAACAGTTTATCCATATTCCGCATTGTGCGGTATGAATCATAGTGTTTTATGTGTCCCTGCCATGAAGCATAGGCTTGTTTGACGTCGGCGAATGTGATCCGCCCTTCGTCCAGTTTCCGCCGCAGTTTCTTTAATTTCCGGCGTTCCCTTGTTATCGTCCCGCGATCCGGACGCATAACGACGCGCCCTGTTTCCGTCAGGCGCGTTTTCAGTTTCAGGAACTTGAATTCGTCCTTCAGACGGACGATCTTTGTTTTCCGTTCGTTCAGTTCAATTCCGATTTCCTCATACATCCGCCGGATCTGATCCAGACATTCCGCCAGATATTCCCGCGATTCATGGATCAGATAAAAGTGGTCCATGTAACGACCATATCCCCGGATCTTCAACTGTTCCTTGATGTAGTGATCAATCCTGTTCGGATAGAAAACCGCCGTCATCTGTGACACTTGCGATCCTAATCCTAACGACCGATCGCCGAAGGCGTCGATGAAATCCATTGTCAGATTCACAAGATCCGGATCATATCTGAATATTTTTGAATATTCCCGGAAAACGACGTCATGATCGACCGAATCAAAATATGAATGTAGATCCCCGACAAGTATATATCCGTCGTTCGATCCGTGTTCCCGGTAATATTTCCACAAGTGAACCTTCAGCCGCTTCAGGGCGAAATATGTTCCCCGGTCTTTTAAGGACGCCGCGTTGTCATAAATCAGTTTCGGACGCAGGACGGGAACCAGAACGACATCATTTTCCGCCCTATGGACGACGCGTTCGTTGATATGAATTGACCGTATTTCCCGCCGCTTTCCGCGTTCGTGGACTTTGAATTGAACGAATCCGTCCGACATTCTGTCCCGTTTCTCCAATCTTTCCTTCGTGATCCGGATCCGCTCTATCCGATCCAGATAATAGGCTTGTGTCGAATATTTCCACATGACGCCCTTCATACACTTTTTCGCGGCGTCCATGAGGATATTCGGATCACATAGATCTTTGTATGTTGGTAAATTCTCCATAATCTCCAAAAATAACGCCCGCTTACAGTCCGACGAAGTGTGTTTCCTTTAAGCACTCCCGGACGTCAGACGACAAATTTCAGCGGTTCCCCGCTGCGGTCATGCGTTCCTATCGTTCTGCGTCCGGCGGATCCTTTTTCGCTTTTCGCTTGTCCGCCTTGCTGACGATATCGGGGCGACGCCGCCTTCGTTGGACGCGTTGTTGTTGTTGCTGTTGCCGTTGTTGTTGAAATTGCAAAAGTTCGTCGTGTTCGCTGACGACGGATCGGCAGTCCAG